TCAATTAAACAATTCACCCTCGTCCCATTTAACGCGGGTAACCTTGCCTTGATTTGTAATTATCTTTGTTTCCCCATATGTGGGGAGCGGGACCATCCTCGCAGCTCCATCGGATAGAATAACCGCAAAACAATCATGCTGTTTCGTGTCTATGACAAGTTTATCTCTTTCAATTATATGATCTAAATTGATTAATCTCAAACCGTTTCCCTCCTTTTAACCCGCTGCTCATATGCCAATAAATAAGCGTTCATTTTATCCTTAAATCTTTCCTGCAAATAAAAATTAAGCGCCTGTTCCGGATCCTGCAGACTTATGGTTTTCTTCTCATAAACCAAAAACTCTATCAGCAGAATGAGAGAATAGTAATTATGCCGCAGCGCTTCGCGATACCAATCTCTAACTGTCAAATCTACGCTCCAAATTTAAGAACAAGCCATATTCTTTAATGAACGCTAGTGAGACAGTACCAACAGGACCGTTTCTCTGTTTTGCAATAATGATTTCGATTATGTTTTTACTTTCGCTTTCCTTGTCATAATAATCATCACGATAAAGAAACCCAATGACATCCGCGTCCTGCTCGATTTGCCCTGATTCCCTAATATCAGACATCATTGGGCGCTTATCCTGCCGCTGTTCAACGCCCCTTGAAAGCTGACTAAGAGCAATCACACAAATGTCTAACTCTCGAGCCATATGCTTAAGCATACGGCTTATTTCGCCTATTTCCTGTGTTCTGTTCCCCCTATGCTTTGCTGATCCTGTAATCAGCTGCAAATAATCAATAATGATCAAGACATCCTTGCCGGCGTACTCCCGTTTCATTTTCCTTGCCTTTGACCATATCTCATTTACTGTGACACCTGGGCGGTCAAATATTCTTAGATCAGCAGAACCAAGAATGCCATTTGCTTGTGAAAGCTTGTTCCAGTCATTCGCTGTCAAATTTCCCGTACGCATCGCATCTGCATTGATATTTCCGAGAATTGAAGCCATTCTTTTTAAGAGCTGCTTACGTGACATTTCAAGAGAGAAAATACCTACTGCGCCGCCACTATATTGATTTAATGAACTCCCCATAAAATTTGCCGCAACGTTTAAGCAAAAAGCAGTTTTCCCAACAGATGGCCGAGCGGCTATGATGACCAACTCTTGTTTTTGAAAACCTGACGTCATTCGGTCAAGCTCCGCAAAGCCGCTTCGCATACCCGTAATTTCCCCTTTTGGGGTCGCTAGCTCCTCGTAAATGTCTAACAGGTCATTTTGTATTGCCCCGTCCTCTTCATCGCCTGTAGCGTCTTCTAAACGCATTAAATCGGATATGCTCGTTTGGATAGTTGCGGATACATCTTCATGAGCGGCATTTTGCTTGATTTCCTCCGCGATCTTGCTCATTTCTCTTTTTTGCCAATACTCAAATATAAGCTTTTCGTAAAAAGAAATATTGGCGGTAGTCGGCACAGACTCGGTTAAGTCGGATAAATATTTGTGCCCGCCAACGCTGCTGATGTTGTCACGTCCTACTTGCTCCACGATTGCAACCAAATCTATCGGGATGCCTTTAGAATCTAGTTCAATCATCGCAGCTAATAGATTTCTATGTTTGAACTGTGATAAATGAAGCGGCTTAATGCGACTGTCTTTTATTAGTTCAGGCTCTAAAAGGAGCGCCCCTAGAAAGGACTGCTCCGCATCTATGTTGTATAAAAATTGGTTCGTGTTCATTTAATCACCAATCCCAAGCATTCGTCTGATTTCTGCTTTTGATTTCTCTATGGATGCCCGCTCTTGTTCTGTTAACTCAGCAGGAGCAGACATTTTCGCAAGATACTCTTTTGTTTCCTCTACAGAGGGAATAGCATTCATCCGGTCAACTGTTGTAGGCTTTGCATTCAACAAGTCTGCAACCTTCGGCGGAAACTTATTCAAGCGGCAAAAGTTGATTAGATTGCGGCGTACTTCCTCGTATTCAGCTTCTTGTAAAAGCTCATGCCAAGAATCAATCTTTTCTTGCGTAATCTCAAAATGTTCAAAGTATTGCTTGATAAGAGACATAATTTCGAAGGTTTGTTTTTTAATCATCCAAATTAAACTCCTCTCCTTTAGGTATAACAGTTCTCTTTGCTGACTCCTGTTCTTTATCGCTCTTAATCTTGGTCACAAGCCTATCAAACTGTTTTCGAAGGCTTGATGGACTTAGGATATTGGTTTTCCAAAAGCTGTCCTGTTGTGACCACTTAATTAAGTATTTGATTTGTTTGTCTGTCCGTTTATCTCTTTCTCGGATTAACCTAAATTCATTTGCCCATTTTTCCAGATTGGGCTTTTTAGCATCAGGGTTATTATTTTTGATTTCTTTAAAAAGATATTCCGCATTCTCCATGTCGCAAATTTCATATTTGAGACGAGAAGTATTTATATTCTTTTCATTCTTTACATTCTTATCATTCTTGTTTGTGTCCGCTGACAGTCCGTTCATAGTCCGTTCGTGGTCCGCTTGTGGTCTGTTTGTTTCTTCGGAATCGTGATAAACGCTGTAATTACATATGGTTATGGTGGTTTTTTTGCGGTCCGTTTTTCTAATAATCATTCCGTCCGATTCTAGCATTTCTAAAAAACTTCTCAGCTTCCCTTTTCCCCAAGACCAACGCTCCATCAATTTGAGTTCTGAAGTGATGAAACTGCCTTTTTCAACAAGCAACAGCTCATTACCCAAAAGGACTTTATTGTCTTTATGGTTGGCCAACATCAGAAGATCAAGCCAAGCTTCATATCTTGAGAACTTTCTTTTCTCCTGATAAATCCAGTGATCTTGTATTTTTCTATGGAGTTTTATCCAACCAATCATTAGAATCACCTTGCTTACTTGTAAAAATTCAATTCATCGCTATAAGCCACTTCTCCCATGAGATAGCGAAAACCGGCAATAAATCCTGATATAAAAGCGTCCTCGCTCTCATATGCCGCTTTTGTTGAATAAGCCTCGTCAAAGTCCTGCAAAAGTGGTCTTAAATCTACCGGCAGCTTCTCGCTTAACACTGCATAAAACTTATTCATTCTTTCATTTGCTTTGGTCGTTTTTTGTGACCATTCAATATTCTCTTTGTCACTATCTAAGGGCTCATGCATAGACTTTGTTGCTATCAATTTGAGCATAGTAACCATGCCAGCGTCATAATACTTACCGCACACAGTCGTGTTATTTATATCCGCACCGATCTGTTCACCAATAGCAGCTATTTTTGAAGGCGTACCCATTAATTTCATAATTGAACTCTCCCTTAATTTATTTATCAGATTGATATTTTCGTTAAGTCGTGGTATTGTCTATCTGAATAAATCAAGAAAAAGTGCGGCAACACTCTTTCTTGATCGTATGTTTGACTCTTACATCTTAGAGTAATGTGAGATTTGGCCGATCCTTCTCTATTGAGGCGATGCGGCCATATTCGTCTTTTTCGGCTTTATACATTGGAATCGGTTCTTTAATAACCTCATGTAATATTTTTGAAGTATCAATCTCCCCACTTATGATTCGATCCATTACACCTCTATAGAAAATATCAAAGAAAACATCATCATCCGGCGACTCAATATTTTTCACAAATACCTCAAGCATGAACCTATTAAAATCTATTTCATCCGGCATATTATCAATTGTGTTTCTCATTTCAGCCGCTCTTCCTTTGCTATGATCTATAGACAGAAGAGATAAAAAATCATTCTTTTTCATTTTCAAGAAATCCATTGACAAGACTAAATGCTTTTCAAGACTTTCTGGATAAGAGGGACTTAATTTAACTGCTTTTTCAATTTCTTGCTTAATTTCAGAGATGGAATTTTCGCCCATTTCCCCTATAGATTCATTCGCTTTCTCTAAATTCTCAATTTCGGTTAAAATGGACCACAAACGCTCACGATATTTAGAAGCGGTGATTTCTCCGCGATTCATTTCCCGCTGTAATCGTTTGATCCACACCAAGCTGTTATACGGACTATATTTTGAAACTGACATAATTTTATCTGCGTTGAAAAATTTGCGTAGATCTTGAATCACTTTTTCAGGAATATCCGCCTCAGTCATGTGAACAAACAAATACATCAAGTTAGATTCCGCGATACGATCAACACCACGCCAAAAGGCTTTGTATGTGTCATTGATGAAACCATGAAATTCCTTCGTTATATGATCCACTTCTACTTTTAAAGCTTTGACACGACTATAAAACTCAAATTTATTCATATTCTCATCCTCCTAAATTAACGGCCGCCATGTTTTAATCCATGCCTTAGCATCCTCAAAGTCTAACTTTCTCAAATCCCTGTATGAAGGCACTGCGAAAGCGTCCCTAAAATTGCGGTAAATGCTTGAAAATAGGCGGCGTGTCCCCTCTGGGCTGTCATCGTATCTATCACGTATTTCATACACACGCTTTTTAATTTGCTTTTGGATAACATTTTGTTGAAAGGAGTCGATACTCAAATTGTCTTCAAGTTTGCCTAAACGTTTGTCTTGTTCATTCTGTTTTTGCTCAAGACGGATCATGTGTTGTAACTGTGGACTCAACTGCGAATAACCAGTTTGTAAGTGGTGCTCCATTTCATTAAATCTTGTAACGTATTCAGCTGTGAATAACACACCCTTTTCACCCGTCATTTTATTTGCAACCATTTCACAACCTTTTTTTGTTAATAAATAATGTGGGCGCAATTCTCCTTTTCCATCTTCATAAGTTGAAGGTATGAAGAAATCTAACGAACGCAATTTTGCGTTGGTTGTTATCGTATCAATATAACTTTTAATCGTTCTAATCAAATCAGAGTGTCGTTTACCAATCAATTCAGCTATTTCTCGACTGTCAGCAAGATATTGTCCGTTTGATTCGATTAAATTTAAAGTGTTATTCAATTTATTTCCTCCTATTGGTATAATGTTCCTATCTATTTAGATAGGGGGTGTTTATCCAATGACTCAAATACCTTATGCTGATACAAACAATTCTTTATCGGTTGAAGTTCATTTAGAGCATGCTGCTGATGTATTTCTTGTAGACAGCATCAATTTTAAAAACTATAAAGCTGGACGAAGATTCAAATACTATGGTGGGCACTATACACGAACACCAGTAAATATCTCAGTCCGTGGTGCTGGAAGGTGGTATCTAATAGTCCGTGGCGGTGGACGATATCGATACCGCTTCTATTAATCTTCTATAAGGCTACCGGTATCTACTTGGTAGTCTTTCCCTAAAAAAGCATTTGCTTTCATATGCTCATATACTTTTTCCATGCAAGCTTCAATATTGTTAATAGTCAAGCCCTCTTTTGTAACAAATTCAATAACGTTACATATAAACTCATCTTCGACGCTTTTTCTAATAATTTTTTTCACGCCTTCCACCTTTACTGCTGGGATCGAATTATTTTTATTATTCATGTTGTAGCCTCCATTCTTTCTAATTCCCTGCATCGGACTTCAATTATTTCTAGTTCCTCAGCCTCGCACATATGTACGCAGTATTCTGTTCCTGCGCTGACAAACTCAAGCATCACACGGCCTTTTAGAGGCTGTGTCTTTTTTGTCACCTCAAACTTCAAACCTGAATTGTCACTCGGTTTTTTTGAAAAAGCGAAGAGCGGTCCGCTATTGAACAAAAAATCAATGAAATTGTAAGTTACTTCGATATCTAAGTCCGGTTCCGGGTTTATTATTTGAATGTCATTCAACTTCAAACTTCCATTCATTTTCCCACCACATTTCTTATAGATTCGTATTAATTTCTTGGTTGCTCTGAAAGCCATTTGAGTAAAAACTCTTTGCATTGTTTTTCTGGAAAGAGCCATTTCTTTCCGACACGATATTTCGGAAATCTTTCATCATAAAAGAAAGTCTCCTTGATGAAATTCAGACTCATATTTGTTTGTCTACATAGCTCTTTCATATCCCAAAAGGTGTATGAATCTCTGGCCTCATTCAATTTCTCTTCAATTTTTTGAATGCAAAGCTGCTTAATTTGTTCTTCATTTACTTGAACAGATAACACCGAATCACTCCCTTATGATATAAGTGATCGTTCCTTTTTAGGAACAACAGGTTCAAAAAAATAGGCGATCGGTACGCCAAAATGAAAATGCATCTTTTTTGCATCCTCTAGAGAAAAGTCCCCGCCAAAACCATTTAACTTTTTACTAATAGTGTTAGGCTTCACTTTTAATAAAGCGGCCACGTCTTTGTGCTTAATTTCATTTTCTACAAAGTATGCTTTGATTTTATTGTATGGTTGTCTATTTCTAGTTTCCAAATCACCGCCTCCTTCCGTTCCGATTAAGGAACAACTCAAATATAAAACACTTTATTTTCTGTGTCAACAAAAAATGTTCCTAATATGGAATCATTTTTGGATAAAATGTTGCATTTAAGGAACACATATTATAAAATATTCCCATACAAGGAATATCGAATAGGAGAAGATAAAAGAATGAATGTATTTGGTGAAAGGTTGAAATCTTTACGTGATAAAAACAAACAAAGCATAAATGAATTGGTCTTAGAATTAAATAAAAAATATGAGACAAGTATCAGTAAAAGTATGATATCTCGGTATGAAAACGGACAATCGGATCCAAAAATGGAAATTGTACGGATCCTCGCTGATTACTTTGATGTATCCTCCGATTATTTAGTAGGTATATCTGATATGCAGGTCAAACCTTTGAAATTTAAAATCCATGAAGACGTAGAGACCATTGCTGCGCATCACGAGGGAGAAGATTGGACTGAAGAAGAGCTCGAGGAGATTCGTCGCTTTAAAGAATTTGTAAAATCAAAAAGAAAAAACAACCAGGAGTAGTCTATAAATGAGTTATGAAAACCTTTTAATTGAATCAGAAGATACAGTAACAGTATTCGAAAAGAAACTCAGCCGAAGAATAAAAGGTTTATATTCAGATGGCATTGTTTGGATAAATAAAAAGTTATCGAATACAGAAAAAAGAGAGGTTCTAGCTGAAGAATTAGGTCATCACTTTACAACTGCTGGCCAAATACTCGATCAGTCAACCGTACAAAACAGAAAACAAGAATTAAGAGCTAGAAATTGGGCTTACAAAAAATTAGTACCACTAAATAAAATTATTCAAGCCCATAAAGCAGGTATTAAAAACCGGTATGAACTCGCTGAGTTCCTAAATGTTACAGAAAAATTCTTAGACGAAGCTCTTAAAAGATATATTGAAGAGTACGGATTGTATAAAGAGGTAAACGGATTAACAATCTGCTTTCAACCATTAGGCGTAATCGAAATGTTTGAAACCTTTCAAGTATAAAAAATTTACCTGAAAATCGAACGTATATTCTTATTTAGAGGTGTTAAGACATGGCTAGTTTTAGAAAGCACGCAAATGGATCATGGGAATACAGGATACGGTATAAAGATAAAAATTCGAACAAATACAAAGAAAAATCAAAACGTGGCTTTAAAACTAAAAAAGAAGCCCAGTTAGCTGCGGCACAAATAGAGACAGATATCGAATATTATGGGTTCGCTAATGATGGAAAAGAAAGCATTAGTGAGTATTTCAGTAAATGGCTCGAAATATATAAAAAGCCGAACGTCAAGCCTATCACTTATTCACTTCAAGAAAGGAATGTAAGACTTAATATTCTTCCACAATGGGGAAATCTAACATTAAAAGATATAACTAGAACTAAGTATCAAAAATGGATCAATGAGCTAAGGGACAAATATAGTGAAGGCACTGTGAGGAGAATACATAGCATCATGAACACTGCATTAAATGACGCTGTACACGAATTTAGGATACTGCGTGAGAACCCTGTCACCCGTATTAAAATCCCAAAGGAAACTAAAAATAACAAGGAAATTAAATTCTTTACTGTAGACCAATTAGAGAAATTTCTAAATCAGGTGAAAGAGCCTCAGAAAAATTCCAAATACAAACACTCAATACAGTATTATGTTTTATTTTCTCTCATGGCTCGGACCGGATTACGGATAGGTGAAGCGCTCGCTCTAACCTGGGACGATATAGATTTTGAAGAGTACACGATAAAAGTGAATAAAACACTAGTCTACCCGACAAATTCCACACCTTATCTTTCAACCCCTAAATCAAAAGCTGGCTTAAGAATAATCAAACTAGATGCGCACACTACTCAGCTTTTAAAAAAACACAGAATCAATAGACACGAGGTTGTTCTCAAATACAAAAACTATAAAAAACCGGAGACCGATATTGTGTTTTATCAGCATGATGGGCGATGGTTGCGCACAAATGTTGTTAGAGAATACTTCAAAGAGATATGTAAAAGAGCTGATTTGCCAATATTGTCACCCCATGCATTAAGGCATAGTCACGCCGTGCATTTAATTGAGGCTAAGGCTGATTTGAAATTTGTATCTGAAAGACTTGGACATTCGAGCATAAAAATAACCGCAGATACGTACCTCCATGTCACCAAAAAAATTGAAAATGACGCATTAGAGATGTATCTGCGGTATACAAATTTATAATTTTGTGGGTGTTTTGTGGGTGGGGCCTCCCTGAAAACCAGTTAACCCCCTGCTGTATCAGGCTTAGCCTATACTACCTTCCATTTCGAACTTAATCAAACGGTTCATTTCAACTGCGTATTCCATCGGAAGCTCTTTTGTGAATGGCTCGATGAAGCCCATTACGATCATTTCAGTTGCTTCTTCTTCAGAAATACCGCGGCTCATCAAGTAGAAGAGCTGCTCTTCAGATACTTTAGACACTTTCGCTTCGTGCTCCAATGAAATGTTATCATTTAAGATTTCATTGTAAGGAATTGTGTCTGAAGTTGATTTGTTATCCATAATGAGCGTATCGCACTCGATGTTAGAGCGGGCGCCTTCCGCTTTGCGTCCGAAGTGGACGATTCCGCGGTACGTTACTTTTCCGCCCTGTTTTGAAATCGATTTTGATACGATAGTAGATGATGTGTTTGGTGCAAGGTGAATCATTTTCGCACCTGCATCCTGATGCTGGCCTTTACCCGCAAGAGCGATAGAAAGCGTCATACCGCGCGCGCCTTCGCCTTTTAGGATACAAGCCGGATATTTCATTGTCAGCTTAGAACCGATGTTGCCGTCGATCCATTCCATTGTTGCGTTTTCTTCACAGACTGTACGTTTTGTTACAAGGTTGTAAACGTTGTTCGCCCAGTTTTGGATCGTTGTATAACGGCAGTAGCCGCCTTTTTTCACGATGATCTCAACGACCGCACTGTGAAGTGAGTTTGTTGTGTAAACAGGCGCAGTACAGCCTTCAACATAATGAACACTTGCTTCTTCGTCAACAATGATCAGTGTACGTTCGAACTGACCCATGTTCTCAGAGTTGATACGGAAGTAAGCTTGAAGCGGTGTTTCAACCTTCACGCCTTTAGGCACGTAGATGAAAGACCCGCCGGACCAAACAGCTGAGTTAAGCGCCGCAAACTTGTTATCAGTCGGCGGGATTACTTTTGCCCAGTGCTCACGGAAAATATCTTCATTCTCTTTCAGCGCGCTGTCAGTGTCTTTAAAGACGATGCCTTGCGCTTCAAGATCTTCTTTCATGTTGTGGTATACAACCTCAGATTCGTACTGAGCAGAAACACCCGCAAGGTATTTTTGTTCAGCTTCAGGAATACCGAGCTTGTCGAATGTTTGCTTAATTTCTTCAGGAACTTCATCCCAAGAACGCTCTGAACGCTCAGACGGTTTTACGTAGTACGTAATTTCGTCAAAGTTCAGTGAGTTTAAATCTCCGCCCCATTGAGGCATCGGCATATTGTAGAAATGCTCAAGTGATTTCAAGCGGAAGTCAAGCATCCATTGAGGCTCTTCTTTCATGCGAGAAATTTCTTCTACGATTTCTTTTGTCAATCCGCGCTCTGAACGGAAAATGGAAACGTCCTTGTCGTGAAAACCATACTTGTATTCACCAATATCAGGCATTTTTTTAGCCAT